CTGAGGAAATGGCTAAGAAGTATGATTGTCCCTTTGTGGATAATGAAATGCCTTATGGCAGAGTCCCGCAGGGACATCCGGTAATCGTGGATTATTTCTATCATGAGGAAATCCGAGGGACAGAAAATACAGGAAAAAGAAATCGTTAAGCAGAAATTTGACCGAGCTCTTTGAACGAGGGAGACTCCTCGTCCGAAGAGCAAGAAGGTGCAGCCGAGAAAACTTGGAGCAATTCCGGTTTGTCGAACAACAAACGAATCACTTTTATCACACCACCAGGGAGAAATCCCCGGTGGTATTTTTATGCCCGGAAGGAGGTGGTTTTCATGATCCCGGTGCTTTATTTGCCCAACGCTGCGGACTTTTCGACATTCGGCCTTGGTGTGATGACGGATACCATTTCCTGCGAAGTGACCGAAGAGCGAAACGGTGTGTTCGAGTGCTTACTCAAATATCCGGTCAGCGGTCAGCACTACGGGCTTATCACCAAGGAGTGCATCATCAAGGCAAAACCCAATGACACCGCCGCCGACCAGGCATTCCGCATTTACCGTATCACGAAGCCGCTCAACGGTATCGTCACCATCTACGGTCAGCACATCTCCTATGACCTCGCCAATGTGCCGGTGCTGCCGTTTTCGACGGAGAGTCGCTCTCCTCAGCTCATTCTCTCGCAGCTCCTTGCCGGAGATACACGCTTCACGGGCTGGACGGACTGCTCGGATGCAAAGGCGTTTTCCGTCACGCAGCCGAAAAGCGTCCGTGCCTGCCTCGGAGGTACGGAAGGCTCAATGCTCGCCAAATGGTACGGCGAATTTGAGTGGGACAACTTCACGGTAAAGTTCCATTCGCACCGTGGGCAGAAAACCGGCGTGGTCATTGAATACGGAAAGAACCTCACCGCATTGGAGCAGGACGAAGACAACAGCGGAGTGTATACCGCACTGCTCCCGTATGCCGTGTACACCCCGGAAGGCACGGACACCGAAACGGTAGTCACGCTGCCGGAGGTCACGCTCCCCATTGTGACTTCGGAGATCGTCCGGGCGAAAACGCTCATCATGGATTTCTCCGACCAGTTTGACGGAGTTGTGACCGAGGAAGCCCTCAGAGCCAAAGCCAACAGCTACATCAAGGCCAATCCGCTGGGAGCGACCATTCCCACGGTGAAGGTGTCCTTTGAGCCGCTCTGGAAACAGTCGGAGTATTCGGCACTCCTGGAGCGGGTCAACCTCTGCGATACCGTCACCATTCGGCATTCACTGCTTGGTGTGAGCGTGTCGGCTATGGTCATTGAAACCGTGTACGACACTCTTGCCGAACGGTATGTGAGCATTTCCCTCGGTCAGAGCAAGTCCAGTATGATCACCACCATCTCCGAGGTGCAGTCCTCGGTTGATAAGGTGGAATCCACGGTGGGACGCTTTCCGAAGCTGCTCCAAACCGCCATCGGCAAGGCCACCGGGCTTATCACCGGCCAGAGCGGCGGCTATGTGGTTATTAACACAGACAGCGAAAGCGGGCAACCCTACGAGCTGCTCATTCTGGACGCTCCCTCCATTGACGAAGCTGTGAATGTCTGGCGGTGGAATGTGGGCGGCTTAGGCTTTTCCCATAATGGCTACAACGGCCCCTACGAAACCGCCATCACGGCAGACGGTCAGATCGTCGCAGACTTCATCACCTCCGGCTCACTGGTGGCGAACATCATCAAGGCCGGTGTCATCCAGTCGCAGGACGGCTCGTCATGGTGGGATTTGGAGAGCGGCGAAGTGGTACTCCGTGCGTATGCCACCAGCAAAGAGGTCACCGAGGTCAGCGACCGCATTACCACCATTGAGGAGCAGAAAATGCTCCGGTTGGTCATCATCTCGTCCAACGGGAACATCTTCAAAAACGGCAATGTGAAAACACTGCTTTCCGCCAAGGTGTACTCCTGGGACGAGGACATCACCGACACGCTGGATGCCAACCAGTTTGTCTGGACAAGGGTGTCTGAGGATACGGAAGCGGACAAAGTCTGGAACGAGCAGCATTTCGGTGGCGCAAAGTCCGTGGTCATCACCGGTGCGGATGTCAAAATCCGCGCCACTTTTTATTGTGACCTCATCGACACCACGACCAGGCAGAGCCTGTTATAACGGAGGAATTTACTATGGCAACCGCAGAACCCACAACAGAAGCCGGCACAGTGTCCGGTTCAGATACAACAACTTCAAAGGAGACTTCTCACATGAGCAAAGCACAAGGCCAGTTTACCATCATCGACTACAATGACGCACTAACGCTGACGGGGTACATCGGCTCAAACCTCGCCAAGACTCAGATGTATAACCCCGACAACGGCAGTTATACCCCGGACTGGAAAACGAAGAACCTCGTTCTGACGCCCAGCCTGTATGTTATCGGCACCACCGCCGACCAGATCGCCACCGCCAATGTCACCTCGGTCAAGTGGTATGTGGGCGACAGCAACACTGCCATTACCGCAGGTACGAACTACGCCCTCAGTGGTGCCAAGAGCCACATCCTCACGGTCAAGGCCAATGTCATGGCGGAGCTGCCCGGCATCGACTATCGCTGTGTCATCACTTACAAGGACGAAAGCACCGGTCTGTCGCTGACCCATCCGCTGACCATTTCCTTCTCCCGTGTGGTCAACGGTTCCGGCATCGTCGACCTGCTGGTCACCACACCCAACGGAAATGTGTTCAAGAATGAGGAGGTCGCCAGTCTGACCGCCAAGGCCGAGCTGTGGCGCGGCTCTACGGTAGACACCACCAAGGTCAGCTACAAGTGGGCGGTCATGGACGCTTCCGTCACCGCTACTTCTTCCACCGGCTATGATGCAGACTTCGGCATCGGCTGGCGCAAGCTCTCGGATACCGCCGACAAATACACCGGCACGGCCACCAATACCCTCACGGTCTACGCCGCAGCGGTGGACAGCTACGCCGTGTTCAAGTGCTGTGCCCAGGACACGGATTCCGCATCGGCTTCTTATAACACGAAGTTTTTCGATGTGGCGACCTTCATCGACAACTCCGACCCGCTGCAGATCATCGTCACCTCCACGGGCGGCGATGTGTTCAAGAACGGCCAGGGTACGACCGTGCTGACCGCCGTCTGCTACCAGGCGGGCTCCGAGGTGGATGCGGCCGGAAACGGCAGTTACACCTGGACGAAGTACAACAAAGACGGTGTTGTCGATACCTCTTGGGGTACCAACGGCAGCAAGACCGGCAAGACCCTGTCGGTGTCCAGCACCGATGTGGATACCAAGGCAACCTTTATGGTCGTTGTGGCGCTTTGAGGAGGTGGTGAGATGATCGCATCGGCACAGTTCACGATTATCAGTCTCTGCGATGTGGTCACCTCGGACACGCCGCCGGAGAACCCCTATGAGGGGCAGCTCTGGGTGGACACCTCCGTGACCCCGCCGGAGACGAAGATATGGGACGGAAATGAATGGGTGGTGCAGAACGACATTGAAACGATCCGCACCACCATTTCCATTCTGACCGAGAAGGACGCACAGTTCCAGCAGACCATCGACGGGCTGAACAGCTATGTGGCGACCCTTACCGAAACGGTGGAAACAGTGTCCAACGACCAGGGCGTCCTGGAGGAACGGGTGCTGAACTCCGAAAGCCGTGTTTCGGAATTGGAACACACGGTGAATGGACTGTCCGTCACCATGCAGGAGCAGTACATCGGCGGCATCAACTATGTGCAGAATTCCTCCGGGCTGAACGGCATCACGGACGATTGGAGCTACTCCGGTACGGTGAAAACGGATGCCTCCACAGATACGCAAAACAACACCATTTCCGACTCCTGCTTTGTGCTGGGCGCATACTCCTCGTTGTCGCAGTACATCCGAGGGGTAGTCCCCGGCACTTATACGATCTCGGTCCGGGCAAAGAAAACCTCGACCATGTCCGGATATTTCTATGTGACCTACAACGGAAACAAAACCAAGTACCTGTTCAATAAGTCCACGGCGTTTGACTGGACGGATTACTCCGTAACGCTCACGGATGTGACCGACCCTACGCTGCGAATCTACTGCTACTGTCGGGATGCGTCCATCTACCTCGCCGACATCATGATCTCCGAAGGGGCGATCCCCCGAAAGTGGACACCCGCACCCAACGAGATCTACACGCAGGAGGTCAAGATCGACAAGCGGGGCATCGAGGTATCCAACAGCGCATCGTCCCAGCGGACGGTTATCACGAACACGGAGTTCGCCGGTTACTACAACGATGAGGTGATTTTCACCCTGAACAAGGACGAAACGCAGACCAAGAAAACCACGGTGGACGGCGAACTGACCGTGGGTAAAACGAAGTTTGTCCCGATGCCAACGGCGTCCGAAGGGCTGAACATCGTCATTCTGGACTAAAGGAGGTAAGGCTATGGCAATGACAGGCGGCACTGCCTATTTGGTGAAATCCGAAAGAACGAATTACGGCTCCAACAGCTGGACGACCGACCTCTACATCTATGTGAAGGTCATCTCCCAGAATGTGATCGCAAACACATCTACCATCGCTCTGGGTATGTATGTCTATTCGAAATACTCCATAGCATGGTCGGACTTCGGCACCAACGGCACTTCCTATATCGGCACGGCCACCTCCGGCTCAAACTGCTTCACCTTTACAAACGGCCAGAGCGGTAGCGGCACGAAGTGGCTGATTGAGGACAAGCAGGTCACTGTGTACCACAACAGCAGCGGTACGCTGACCCTCCCGATCTACTGGCACTGGGGCGTCAACAGCCCGTGGGGTCAGTACACCGGCCCTTCCGGCAGCTACAATGTGACGCTGAGCACCATAGACCGAGCTGCCCCTACCGTTACCTTTTCTGTTTCGGCTATTACCGCAAACGGCTTCAAGATCTCTGCAAACTCCACCGCAACAGCGGATATCTGGCAGTACAGCACCAACGGCGGCTCCACATGGACGACCTTTTCTACGACCGCATCCACCAGTGCCAGCGTAACATTGTCCTCACTTTCGCCGAACACAAACTACACGGTGAAGGTGCGGGCACGGCGGCAGTACAACCAAGTCTATGGCACCTCCGGCAGCTCCACGGTCAAGACGCTGGGCGGTGCGGTGGTGAACAGCGTCAACACAGTGACCGCAGACAATGCCAGAGTGACCATCACCCTCAATGTCACCGTGTACGAACCGTCTTACATCAATTCTCTGGCGATCAAAAGCGGGAATACGACCATCCTGACCGTTACCGGGCTTGCATGGACGAAGGGTACGGCAAATCGCTCGGTCACCCTGTCATCAGCACAGAGAACCACGCTGCTCAATTGGATGGCCTCGATGAAGTCCTTCACGGGCACCTTTGCCGTTTCCTCCTTCAGCGGCTCAACGCAGATCGGCAGCACCTCAAGCAAGACTGCTACGGTGCAGACCACAGCGGCAAATTCTGGCCCAGCGTTGGATGGGTTCACTTACGCCGACAGCTACACGACCACAAAAAACCTCACAGGCAACGACCAGCTATTCGTTCAGAACTACTCGACCCTCAAGGTCACGCCCGGAACGGCAACTGCAAAAAACGGTGCCAGTATTTCCAACTACACAGCTTCCTGCAATGGGCTGTCATCCTCTAACACTACCGGCTCTGCCTTATCTGTTGGAAAAATCGCCAAGTCCGGCAGCGTAACGGTCACGCTCACGGTCACGGACTCCCGCGGTTATACCGCCAGCGTTTCCCAAACTATTACGGTCATCCCATACGCAAAGCCGAAGGTATCCTCGGTGACGCTCCGACGAACCAACGACATTGAAGCGGAAATGCAGCTCAAATTCAGCGGTTCTATTTCCGCTGTGACCGTAGACGGGACGCAGAAAAACAGCGTGGTTTATGTGCGGTATCGTTACAAGAAAACCAGTGAGAGCAGCTACGGCAGCTACACCAGCATCTATTCCGGCACGACAAAAAGCGGAACCTCTTTCAGCTACTCCAATTTGGAACTATGCAGTCTGGATGCAAACAGCTCCTACGACTTTCATCTACAGATCCAAGACAAGCTCTATTCCTTGAGCAGTCTGGATCTGTATTTTACTGTTCCGCAGGGTACGCCCCTCATTGCGCTTCGCAAAAAGAAAGTCGGCATCAACACGCCGGACCCGCAGGCCACGCTGGATGTGGACGGCAGCATCCACATGAATGGCGTCAATGTCCACGGCAAAATGGGCAGAGTGGACGGCTCGACCACCGACCTCAACAATGTAAAGAATCCCGGCTACTATTTTGCGTATTCCGCTTCCACGGAAAAGCACTTTCCGACCACCACAATCGGTATGTTGGAGGTCTTTCTGCCGGAGAGCTACTTCATTCAGCAGCGATACACCGTCTATGATGGCTCAAGGATGTTTATCCGTGGAAACTACGGCGGCACATGGTCATCTTGGCACACGGTGTCTCTGGCCAATGTAACGTAACAATATCTCTATTTCTCGGAATCAAGGTGCTCTGCGGAGTGCCTTTTTTCATACACAAATTCAACATTCAAAGGAGGACAAACAACATGAAAGAATTCTGGACGACCATTCAGGTGGTGTTCGCCGGAATCGGCGGCTGGCTGGGATGGTTCTTGGGAGGATGTGACGGCTTGCTTTATGCGCTTCTGGCTTTCGTAGTCATCGACTACATCACCGGCATCATGTGCGCCGTGGTGGACAAGAAGCTGTCCAGCAAAGTCGGCTTCAAGGGCATTTTCAAAAAGGTGCTAATCTTCGCCCTGGTCGGCATCGGGCATATTCTCGACACCCGCGTCATCGGCAGCGGCTCGGTGATGCGTACCGCCGTCATTTTCTTCTACCTATCGAACGAGGGCGTGTCCCTGTTGGAAAACGCCGCATACCTGGGACTGCCCATCCCGCAGAAGCTGAAATCCGTGCTGGAGCAGCTTCATGACCGCAGTGAAAAGGAGGATGAATAATATGGCTTACACGAACAGCTCTCTGGTGTCCTACACCAAACTCAGCCCGAACCACTCCGGGCAGCGCACCCACAGCATTGACCGCATCACACCGCACTGCATGGTGGGTCAGTGCTCAGTTGAAACGCTCGGCAACATCTTCTTGCCGACCTCACGGCAGGCAAGCAGCAACTACGGCATTGGCGTGGACGGCAGGGTCGGAATGTATGTGGAGGAGAAAAACCGCTCTTGGTGCTCTTCCTCCAATGCTAATGACCAGAGAGCCGTCACTATCGAGTGTGCCAGCGACAACACCGAGCCTTACGCTTTTAAGGATGTGGTGTACCAGCGGCTCATTGAACTTTGCACCGACATCTGCAAGCGCAACGGCAAAACCAAGCTGCTCTGGCTGGGAGATAAGGCCAAGACGCTGAACTACACCCCGAAATCCGACGAGATGGTTCTGACCGTCCATCGGTGGTTTGCGAATAAATCCTGTCCCGGCAACTGGATGTATGCCCGTATGGGTGATCTGGCATCCAAGGTCACGGCAGCTCTCGGCGGTGATGTAAAACCTGCCGACACGGTCAAGCCCACACCTGTAGGTATCAAGGCCGGTGACCTCGTGACCATCACGGGCAGCACCTACTATAACGGCAAAGCCATTCCCGGCTGGGTGAAGAAGCTCCGCTGGTATGTGGTAGAGGTCAGCGGCGACCGCACGGTCATCAACAAGGACGAGTCCGGCAGGTACGCTATCATGTCGCCGGTCAAGACCTCTGCACTTGCCGTGGCAGGCACGAAACCCTCCGAGGATTACCGCATCCACACCGTGGTGCATGGTGACACCCTCTGGGCAATCGCCAATAAGTATCTCGGCAACGGCAACCGCTATAAGGAAATCGTCAGCCTGAATGGGCTGAAAAGCAATGTCATCTACAGCGGCATGAAGCTGAAGATTCCGAACAAGTAAACCGAACCTATCACACGCCCTCTGCGGATTTTTCCGTGGAGGGCGTTATTTTTTTGCCCATTTTACCCTGACAAAAGTGCCTTTTCTCTGGGTATAGCGAGAAACGCTATTTCTCAGGAACGAGGTATCACTATGACAGACACGGAACGCTCACGAATTGTGGAACTCCAACACCAGGGCTACGGGTATAAGAAAATATCCGCTATAACAGGGCTACCGCTAAACACTGTAAAGTCCTTTTGCGCCAGACATCATGTGCAGATCAAAGAGATGCCGGACTCAAATGCCCTGTGCCGAAACTGCCTGACTCCGCTTGAGCAGACGCCGCATAAACGGAAAAGGATGTTCTGCTCCTATGCCTGCCGAATGGCGTGGTGGAACGCACATCCCGAAAGAGTGCAGCGAAAAGCGTACTACACACTCACTTGCCGACATTGCGGGAAGCAGTTTGAAAGCTATGGCAACAGCCATCGGGTGTTCTGCTCCCGTGACTGCTATTTGAAATTCCGCAGGAAGGAGGCCGACCATGAGTGATTACGATAAGCGTCTGTTTGCCTACCAGATGGCGATGGCACTCGCCCGGAGTATGCGTTCCAAGGGGCTGATATCAGCCAAAGAGTACGCTAAGATCGATACAATTATAGCCGAGAAATACGGCATATCTTCGTGTAGTATATTCCGCTGAAATTGCTGGATATATCGTGTTTTTAGAGGTAATATGTCACACACCAAAGGGAGGTGAACCACATGGAGAGAGTTGTAGAAAGGGTCGATGCCCTAATACCCGCACAGCCGAAAGCTTTGCGTGTTTGCGCTTATGCCCGTGTTTCCACAGGAAAGGATGCCATGCTGCATTCGCTGTCCGCTCAAGTCAGTTATTACAGTAAAATGATTCAGAGCCACAACGGGTGGATGTACTGCGGCGTTTACAGCGATGAGGCTGTGACCGGCACAAAAAGAGAACGAGCTGGGTTTCAGCACATGATTGAGGAGTGCCGCCAAGGGAACATCGATCTTGTTATTACGAAGAGCATATCCCGTTTCGCCAGAAATACGGTGACGATTCTTCAGACTGTCCGAGAACTGAAAAGCCTGGGCGTAGATGTATTCTTTGAAGAGCAGCACATCCACACCATGAGTACGGACGGTGAGCTGATGATGACCATTCTGGCATCCTACGCACAGGAAGAGAGTTTGTCAGCCAGTGAAAATCAGAAATGGCGTGTCCGAAAAGCCTTTGAAAACGGAGAAATCGTCAATCTCCGCTTTTTGTTCGGCTATGACATCACGCCGGACGGCATAAGGGTGAATGAGGTGGACGCTGCCATCGTCCGAGAAATATTTGCACGGTTCAACGGTGGCGAGAGCATGAGTTCCATCTGTCGTGACCTTGATGCCAGAGGACATAAAGGCGTTCTCGGCGGCACATGGTGTGCGGAGCGGATGCGGAATACCTTATCCAATGAAAAGTACCTCGGCAATGCGCTCCTGCAAAAGCGATACCGCAACAACCACATTGAAAAGAAGCTGTTGCCGAACCGCGGAGAGCTTCCGATGTACTATGCCGAGGGAACGCATGAGCCAATCATCGACCAGGCAACATTTGATAAGGCACAGGAGCGGCTCAGAATGCTGGCGCAGCAGACTGCCAACCGCAAGAAACCGACTCGTTCAGTTTTTTCGGGGCTGATTCACTGCGGACTGTGCGGCAACACATATAAGCGCGTCACTTACCGCAAAAAGCATTACTGGAATTGCACTACATTCCAAACCAAAGGTAAATCTGAATGTGCCGCTAAGCGGATTCCAGAAGAAACGCTCGAAGTCCTCACCTGCGAGGTGCTGAGAGAGGGCAGCATCGACAGCGATATGGTCAGAAGCAAAATAACGGCAATCAGAGCAGAGAAAAACAATGTGGTCGTGTACTGCATGGACGACGGTTCTGAAATCGTTAAACGATGGAAAGACCGCTCCAGAGCAGAAAGCTGGACGCCTGAAATGAAAGAAAAGGCACGGCAGCGGGCATTACAGGCAAGGAGGAAAAAGGAATGAGCAGAACAGCAGCACGGTCGGTCACAGTCATTCCGCCGACCATCAATCCGCTGACGCACCTTTCCAAGGTGGCTGTACAAAAACGGCGGGTCGCAGGATACGCAAGAGTGTCCACAGACAGCGATGAGCAGTTCACCAGCTACGAGGCACAGGTGGATTACTACACGCAATACATCAAACGCAATCCCGAATGGGAGTTTGTTAAGGTTTACACCGACGAAGGCATTTCCGGCACGAATACCAAGCATCGCATCGGCTTTAATGAAATGATCGCCGACGCCATGTCCGGTAAAATCGACCTCATCGTCACAAAGTCGGTCAGCCGCTTCGCCCGAAACACGGTTGACAGCCTGGTTACCATCCGCAAACTGAAAGAAAAAGGTGTAGAAGTCTACTTCGAAAAAGAGAACATCTACACCTTTGACGGCAAGGGCGAACTGCTGCTCACCATCATGTCGAGCTTGGCACAGGAAGAAAGCCGCTCCATATCCGAGAATGTTACCTGGGGACAGAGAAAACGGTTTGCCGATGGAAAGGTCAACCTCCCATACAAGCAGTTCCTCGGCTATCGCAAAGGAGCGGACGGTTTTCCAGAAGTCGTTCCGGA